CACAGTTACAGACACTAAACATAGAAGGAATGTCCTTATCGGAAGCTATGGGCATATCAACATCAACAGGTGGATCACAATCCACACTGGCACGTATTAAACAAATACATTCAGCCATTACCGTAGAAGATTCAGAGGGAGACGAGAAGATCGTTGTGCCTATTGGGTCTTACCAAGTTACAATGCCTGATGGTGAAGTTGTATATAGTAAGACACTTACAATGAGATTATTCTCTCAGCGTATGCAATGGCAACGATGGGATGCAGGTGCAAACACTATGCACAAGACATTACTTTCGGGAAATCTGAATGTAGACTTGAAGGATACATCAGGCAGACATAATTGTGGTAGGCCATCAGGCTACATCAAAGACTTTAAAGCTTTACCAGAAGAAACGAAGTCAGTGATACGTGACGTGAAGCGTACAAAAGTTATGCTCGGTATGGTAAAGTTAGACAAACCTATTGATGAGCAAGGCAATGCAGTGAAGGGTCACGATGAAGAGATCCCATTCGTAATGGACTCAAGGAATACTGAGTCAAACAAAGCTATTGATTCCGCCTTAGCTCAGATCATGGCTAAGAAACTTACACCTGTAGAGCACACACTTAATCTAGGTAGTGCCAAGCGTGACATGAATAGTGGTGGCAAGTATGCTGTTATTGTTCCTTCGTTAGGTATAAAAGTTCCTTACCAACCAGAGGATAGTCATACACTAAAGTCTTTCCTTGATTGGATTACTAATACTAACACATGGGTAGAGAGTAAGCATGATGAAATAGTTAACTCATCTATGTCTTCTGAAGATGCAGAGTTAGTAGGATCTATCGTAGAAGTTAAAGAGTTCGAGGGATGATCCACCCTGCTGAGTTATCAGTACACTCTTTCTTACGTTCTGCTATAGAAGGTAAGGCATCTATGAGTGATGAAATAATAGAGCAGG